ATCTTCCCCTAGAGTCAGGTGTCCATACAACTTTTGAGTCTTGTATACCATCTCTCCAATGAAAGCTGCCACGAGTGGTATGGTGTTCTCTTATTGTTGAATCATTGTAATCAATTTGCTGATATATCTTTGTTAGATTAAATATAGATTGCTTACTTTCATCTCTAAAAGCGTGTGATTCTGTTCTTGGAAACTGACGATAAAATTCATTTAATGCGTCAGCATCACTCTTTAACGAATCAACTTCCGCCTCCCAATAATCAATAGCACCATTCTTTATTAATACCTTATCTACTCCTATTATTGGTTCTTCAGGAGCATTAAATACAGGCATACCATATAAGTCAATGAACCCTTCCATATTCCATTCCATAGGAATAAACAATGAGTATAGTCCACTTTTAGTTTGCCCATTTGCATTTCTATGTAGTACCGAAGAATCTTCATAGATATCTTTAAAGTTACTACCACCTTTTGATAAAGCATTTGAGGTTGAACCCATCATACACTTACCAATAATCTTAGAACCCAATCTAAGACAAGTTTTAGTTACTCGCCAATTTTCTTTAATGTTGTTTGGTCGTAGCCATTTTCCACTCTCGTCATGAGCTAAGAACAATAGCTTTTCTCCGTCATAAGAGTTGTCTTCTGTATTCTTCCAATCTATTGATGTATCTAACCCCTCAATTGTATCTTCCTCAGAATTATACATGTTCTTTTTTGTAATCTTTGATGCAGGTATACGGAAAGACAACTCAGTTTTTGGTTTGTCCATACCATCCATAATAGGCTTAAAGAAAAATGGAAGTCTACTATTAATTGGAACAACTTTGTCTGTAAACATTTTTTTAGCATCCGCTCCTGTTTTAGATAGTATTCCAACTCTTGAATCTCTTGCAAGAGTTCCAACATTAATACATTCAGAAGATGCCATAAAAGAAAATCCTGAACGTCTTATCTTTAGGTATATCATTCCAAACGACCTATTGTCAGCACGACACGCTTCCCAATAAATCCAATATATTCTATTAGCTTCTCGAAAGTCAGGATATCCAACATCAATACTTGCCCATTGTAAGTACATATAATGAGAACCTGTAATATACGTTGGCTCTCCATTATTCATAAACCAAAAGCCACGCTCTCTATAGTCAAATTCATTCTCAATGTAGTCTACCAATCTATCTTTAAATTGTGACGGCATTTCATTCCAATGGAAAATTGATTGTATCTTTGACAGCTCTCTTGGTAAGTCTTCTCTCTGCCAATACTGTTCAGATTTTTTATCGCTTCTTTTATATACCTTCTCGGGAACAGGAGGGAGTCCTATATTTAACCCTGATATATTTACTATTTGACCTACCTGTCCATTTTTAGATATAACAACTATGTCGTACTTGTCATCATAGCCATATATCCAAGACCTTGCCCTATTTTTATTGGACAGTATAGATGGTGATACAAAATCTTTTTGTATACTATATAAGTTATTTTGAACGTCTTTCCGCAAACCCTTGTTTAGTATCTGTTTTACTTATTCCTTTTTCTAAATGCTCAAGACCTTCTCTTTCTAGTTCTATTCTATTTAGTATCTCAAAGGCATCAAATATTGCTAACTTTTTTGTCATAGCAGCATTCTTTAATCTATCTGCAGCCAACTCGTCATCAGAATCTTTTTTAATAATATTTTCTTCTGCGACTTTTATTAACTGCTCAACCGCCTTATGACCTGCCGCAATAATTTTTAGTTTTATTTCTTTTGTGTCCATTAATTTAATTTCATTGTTATTTGATTGTCTATTATTCTGTACATTTTTACATCGTCAATAGTAAATTCATATTCGCTGTCGGGTGAAAAGCATACTGTATCTCCCTTGTTTATTCCTTTACTAATTAAATAATCATTTGGATATAACATCTCACCCATTAAAGGTTCATCACTAAATGGTTTCTTTATATAAGAGTCAATAGCATCTATTGGCTTAACAAAACAATACTTGTCGTAAGAATACCATGTGTCATCCTTTTTATACATATAGAATTGGTCGGGTTCAATAAAGAACTTGTCGTCTTTAAAAAAACTCTTTCCGCTTTTTTGATTTCCCTTCATGTCATAATAGTACTTAAATACATTATGATGAACAAGCAATGTGTCGCCTGAAGATATTGGACCTTTATAACCTAATGGAACTTCTATTACCTTAGCAAATCTATTTGAAGATATATAGTCTTCCTCAGATGTACTTGTAATAATTTCTAGTCCACTGATGGTTTTTGTATTGTTGTACCTCTTATTTATTAAAGATTCAACAATAAAATAAAATGGGGATTTCATTAATAAAATATATTGTATTCAATAGAGATTGGAATAGTTTGTGTAAATTCTTTCCATAAAAGAATCTCATTTAATTCGTTTATGATGAATATTTTTATAGATTGAGTAAAGTCTTCAAGTTTAATTAGATGTATTTCATACGTTTCATTTAAAACTTTTTGCCCTACTATGTAATGCATTGCTCCCCCTTTATAGTCAGGACCAACAGAAATTTTTCTTATTTCCATTTTTTAAAATTTTCTTACTGCTCTAACTTTTACAACAGTATTAGATTTATTTATACTAGAAACTGTATTATTTTGAAAATTTACTGTCCATGCAGTAGTAGGATTATTTTCAGTACTACTCCAATAGTTATTAGAACTAAATCCATTTACGCCTAAAACACTATTAACTGCTAATGCTGAATTTAAACAAGCAGTTAACTCCCAAATAGCAGGTAAATACCAATCTGTAAATCCACCATCAGGAAAAAGTCTTGCATTTCCTGCGGCATAAGCAGTAGTAGCAGGGGCAGCTGTTTGTGCTATAATTCCATCAGTATTTGCAAGACCATCTGTTCTACTATATAATAAAGTTGCTGTAGTTGTATCTGTCGACCAAGCTTGACCAAATGATAAATCAGTTAAACTTGCAACAAGAGTTCTTAGAACTCCACTTTCGTACCATTCCGCTACAACTATTCCTCCTCCAAGTAGTTTACCAATATTTAATCCTGCTCCTATTGGACCTGTTGCGCCTGTTGCGCCTGCTACTCCTTGAGGACCTGTTGGGCCTACTGAACCTTGAATTCCTTGAATACCTGCAGGACCTTGTGGACCTGTTGCGCCAATATTTGCTAACAATGCCCAATTTGTAGTATTTGAAGATGGATTACCTGCACATGAAGAACACGCTAAAATATTATAGTAAGAAGCACCTCCAAATCCAACGGCATCATTTAGAACATATGTTCCTGAAGCAGAATAAGTTCCTTGCCAATTTAACCCCGCGGGACCTATTGGTCCAACTGCTCCTTGAATACCTGTTACTCCTTGAACTCCTTGAGCTCCTGTTACTCCTGCTATTCCTTGTGGACCTTGTGGGCCTGTTGCTCCTGTACCACCAACGCCTAAAGCCAATAAATCACTAACTAAGAAATTTTTCGTTTCATTATTTGTAGTTACATCAGTACCAATTAACTTATCGTTTAATGTAGGTGTTGATAAAACTGAATATGTACTTATTTTTCCCATTTTGCTTTATTGTTTTTTAGTTATTTCTCCTGTCTCAATGTTTATTACAGCATCTTCTCCGTATTTTTCCATTAGTATTTTTTCGTGTTTTGAGAACACATCCTTAATACTGTCTATGTATTTTATTAAGCTTTGTTTCTGTAATTCTAAATCACCGAGATTCATTTTTGCTTTAGAAAAATCAGAGTTCATTTCTTTAATGTTCTTTAATTCTTCTTCTGTTGCAAAAATAATGTCTTGAATATTATTGTCTTTCATTTTATTTAATTTAAGTTAGTTACAAATGTAATACTTTTTTAATAAATATTTTCCAAAGCAATGAAATTAATACTCCTACTAAAACTCCAAACCAAAATAAATTCTTTTTTGGTTGATTTTTTTTACCTTCTGCCTTAGCTTGAGCCTTCTCAACTATCCTGTCTTTGTATATAGTTTTAACCTTTAACTTGTACTCTATTCTCTTCTCCTGCCTAGTCTTAGGAACATAGACAGTATTGTATTTAATAATGGTATCTTTAGTTGTAATAAACTTCTCCCATACTATAGTGTCATTGACAATAACAGGGATGGAATCTAATGTTGTGATACGAATAGTATCTCCTGTTTGTTCACAGGTATAGCCTTTCTTAATAGCTTTGTTTAAATGGTACTGTGCAGAGCAACCATATAACACAAATAATAATAATAATATTCTAAACATATTTTATTTTTTAAAGAAATTACTTGACTTATCACTTCTGTTTTTAGATTGCGATTGAGGTACTGTTTTCTTTTTAGAGACATGCGCATTGTCGATGCCATCGTGGTTACCACTTGTGCCATTTTTTCTATTAGTGCGCTCTAAGTCTCTTCGGTATTTTCTACGCTCT